AAGATATAATGGATGCGTTTGCTGAATACGTTGGCTACTGCAAATCATTTGAGGTTGAGGTGGTAAGCAACAAGGGTGACATCGTAAAGGTCGGAAAGCCAAGAGTGCCAACCCTTGGAGGCTTTTGTAACTACGCTGGAATCGATTACGACACTTTGAACAACTACGAAAAGAAAGAAGGGTACGAGCATTTATTCGGAACAATAAAAAGTATTAAACAAAATATCCTTTCGGGCAAGCTGGATTCGCTTACAAATGGCGAGGGAAGCACCACGGGATTGATATTTGACTTAAAGGCTAACCACGGATTATTGGACAAAAACACTACCGATTTAAACATATCGCAGATAGCCGTGCAAGTAGTCCCAAGCCCATCACCATTGGCATCTAATGAGTCGGAGATAAAGGACTAATGTGTTTGAAGGCAGCGAGGTATTTAAGTCCAACTACTCGGCTACTGATAAGGTAGTAGTCAACCAAGGTGGATCATCTTCGGGTAAGACTTACTCTATCCTTCAGGTGCTATTCCTTCGGGCAATAGAACACCCTCGCAGCGTTACAACTATTGTGGGTGAAACTATCCCCAACCTTAAAAGCGGTGCGCTTAGAGATGCCCAAACAATTGTGGCGAATTCGCCAATATTAACAAAGCTGATAGCAAGCTACAACGCTACCGACCGAGTGTACACTTTATACAACGGTTCGGTATTAGAGTTTAAGAGTTACGAAACCAGTCAATCTGCAAAGTCAGGAAAGAGGCAGTTTCTATTTGTAAACGAAGCCAACGGCATAAGCTACGAGATATGGAACGAGTTGTACTTACGGACAACCATTCAGGCGTTTATTGACTACAACCCGAATAGTGAGTTTTGGGTACACGAAAAGCTAATCGGCAAAGAAGGCGTGAAGCTGTTTATTTCCGACCATCGGCATAACCCTTATGTTTTACCATCCATTAGGGAAAAGATTGAGGCACTTAAGGACATAGATTTAGAATTGTGGAAGGTGTACGCAAGAGGGCGTACCGGTCGCATCGAAGGTTTAGTGTTTAGGAATTGGGATGTGTGCGATTCGATTGACAAGGTTAGGTGCAAGCTGGTAGGGCTGGGAATGGACTGGGGTTTCACGCATGATCCGACTGCGCTCTGTGCTGTGTGGAAGGATGGTGACCATTTGTATATTGAGGAACTCTTATACGAACGAGGACTAACAAACCAAGATATCGGTGCAAGACTGAAGGATATGGCTATCGGCAGAACGATGGAGATAATAGCGGACAGCGCAGAGCCGAAGTCAATCGAAGAAGTGCATCGGATGGGCTTTAATATCCACGGGGCGAATAAGGGCAAGGATTCAATTCAAAACTCCATTGATATTTTGAAGAGATACAAGCTGCACGTTTTACGAGGTTCGGTCAATTTGATAAAGGAGTTAAATAGCTACAAGTGGAAGCAGGACAAGAACGGCAACCCATTGAATGAGCCAGTAGATTTCCAAAACCACTGCTTTGTTGGCAGTACATTGATAAGCAGCGAAAGCGGACTAAAAAGAATTGATGAAATAAAAGAGGGAGAATATGTTTATACCTCAAAAGGACTAAAGCCAGTTGTAAAGGTTTGGCGTAACGGAAAGAAACAAGTATCAACATACTTGATAGAATGCGATACTTTTTTAGTATCTTTGACTTGTACTGATAACCACAAAGTTAAAACAAATCAAGGATGGCTGAGAATAGACCAATTAGAACAAGGGATGCAAGTGTACCTACACAAACCTTTAATGGCTCAATCTATTACAAATACCCAAACGAAAGGTATTTTACAAAAGGCACAAAAAAGCTGCATAGAGTTGTGTGGGAATTTCACAAAGGAGTTATCCCAAAAGGATACCACATACATCACGTTGATGGAGATACCGAAAATAATGATATTAAAAACCTTAACCTTATTCAAGGGTCTTTGCATTTGCGGTATAGTGGCAAAAAAAGATTTAAAAACAATCCTGAATGGGTTAAGGAATTTTGGGCAAAAGGAGTTGAAAGCGCAAAGGAATGGCACAAGTCAGAAGAAGGCAGAGAATGGCACGTTGAACACGGCAAAAACTGCTGGATTAACAGACCTTACATCAAGCACAATTGCCAAGTCTGCGGAAAGGAATATCAAACTCGAAAGCCAAGCGGAACAAAGTATTGTCATCAAAACTGTAAGGCGAAAGCCCTTAGAGCAAGAAGAGCAGGTTTATGATTTAATGATTGACGAATGCCACGAATATTATGCAAACGGATTGCTCGTTCATAATTGCATTGATGCGCTTAGATATGTGGCACTTAATAAATTAAAAGTGGCTAATTCGGGAAAATATTTTATATTGCAGGCGTAAACGACAACGAATGAACGCAATACCCAAAGAAGCAGCTTTAGATATGCTAAAGCATTCAGCCTTAAAGCACACAAATGATTTTGCCGAGTACTGGCTTTTCTATACCCCATCGGTAGTGGTGACTCCGAACGATGGCAGCAAAGCATTTCGGTGCAGTATGGTTGATTTGATATGCTTCTCTTACGACTTACGCAAAGCAGAGAGTGAATTACCTCGGCACAAATACACGCACCCCGATATCTTCATAGAGCATTTCGCACATAATTGGCAGAAGATTGATTGGGATAACCCCGACAAAATATACATCCACCAGCAGTTTATCGACCAGTCTATCCTTAGACTAACACTCAAAGAAGCATTGTGCTACGCTTATAACTTAAAGCCGAACGAATGAAAGCGCAGACCTTTATTTTCGTACACGACCAATACATAGTCCTTGACTATTTAGCTGCTGGCAAGTTTGACCAATTGCCCGATGTCCAATATGTGTTTTTAGGGCAGCGACCAGTTGACCTATTAGACCAGTTTGTCGGAGAAAAGAAAGTGATTGTAGCACGAAACCTACCTAATAATATCGAACACTACCCTAATTTAGTGGCTTGGACTGGCTGGTATGCCATAGCACGAAACGGACTAATCACAGCCGACATCGTTAATCTATTTGAGTATGATGTAAACTTATTGGGATGGAAGCAGCCAATGGCTTCGGCTGGTTACTTTTGGCATCCTTACGCTGACAATACTTGGTGGAACTACAACGGAATAAAGACCGAATTAAGAAAGCTGGAAATATCGGTCACGAACGATCCTTTACCAATGACCTCCAATTACACTTTGTTTGCAGAAAGGATTAACACATTTGTCAAGGCTTTAATGGAGAGTGACTTAGATCCAGAGCATCCGCAAGCTGGTCACATCGTTGAACGATATTGCAGCGCATACTTTCAATTCAAGGTTACGGCTGCTGGTGGTCTTACCCACCTCTACGCTGATTCACACGGAACGCAAGGCAGAGGCGATAGATACCAAGATATAAAATACAAACTGCTATGATTAAGGTGATAAACTACGGAAGCGGTAAATGGCGAGAGTTGGCAGCAACCCAATTCACAAACGGACTGCCTTTAAAAACTTACAGCAATGAATCACCAAACGGAAGGGGTGACAACTATTGGAGGTGGAAGCCTGAAATAATCCTAAACACAATGCAGGAAAACAAGGGCGATTTTATCCTTTACATTGATGCTGGCGATTACCACACCGAGGATTTTTGGAAGTGGCTGAATGCCTATGTTGTCGTTTCGGATAATCTATTCGTCAGCCGTGGGTACTTGCATAGAGAATGGACTAAAGCCGACTGCTTAGAGGCAATGGGGATGCTGCCTTGCATTGAGAGAATAGACCACCAGTTAGAAGCTGGCTTGATAGGTCTAAGGGCAAACGATGAAAACATTGCACTTGTTGAGGAGTGGGCAAAGTGGATGCAAGACGATCACTTAGTGAACGATGCGCCAAGCCAAATCCCTAACCATCCCGATTTTAAAGAGCATAGGCACGACCAATCTATTTTGACTAATTTAGTGCTTAGAGATAAATACCCAATTCAAAGAATAAACCACGTAATATGGAACGCAAAATCTTAGAAAAATTAGACTACTCCCATCCGTGGGTGACAGCAAAGGAACACATTTTGCAAGTGTATGACGAAGCGAAAAGGCTAAAAGGTCACGCATTGGACATCGGCTGCTTTCAAGGTCACTCTGCTTTAGCTATGGGTTTGGCTAAAATGGAAGTTTCTTTAGTTGATATTCATATTGACTACTTAGACAAAGTAACCGATTTGCTGGAAAGCCACAGTTGTATAGTAAACACCGCAGCAATGTGCGAGAGCGCAAAGGTTCTAAATTGGATTGAGCCAGTCGAAATGATAATGCACGATGCGCAGCACGGACAATCGGTAGTGCCTGAATTGCTTTTATTTTGGGAAAAGGTAAAGTCAGGCGGTACGTTTATCATTCACGACACCGACCAAATAGACTTAGCTGGCTTTATTAAAGACTTAGGCTACCCCGAAAACAAAACCACAGCAGACGAGCGTGGAAGGTGCTTGTCTATATTTTACAAGCCATGAAATTCACATCATTAACTATCGACCAATTCCAACGCATCGCAGCCATTGAGGCTACTGGTGACGAGCAAATTAAGAAGGTGGCTATCGTTGCAGTCCTTAAAGGGATTAGCTTAGACGAAGCGAAACAGCTACCTATGACCGAGGTGGGCAAGGCGTATAAGTCCATCGAAGATGAAATGAAGGATTTGCCGAAGTTGCAATATAAGGAAACCTTCACCCTAAATAAAAAGCGTTACAAGCTTTCGTTGTTTACCGATACCCTAACGGCTGGTCAGTTAATTGAGATGATGAGTTACGAAATGGCAGACGAGTACCAAGTGATTCAAAACCTTCATAAAATAATGGCTACGCTTGCAAGAGAGCGCAAGTGGTTTAGGACTCTACCTTACGATGGCGCAAAGCACCACGAAAGGGCAGAGGAGTTTAAGCAGCTTACAATGAAGGAAGTGTGGGGTGCTGTATCTTTTTTCTTGTTAGCCTCCGAAGGCTTTATGACGATTATCAAGGATTATTCGGAGGCGGTGCTGAAGACGATGGACAAGGAGTTAACCTCGCTAAAAAATACGGCTGGATAGTAGTCGTGGATTCTTTGGCAATGGGTGACGTTCTCAAATGGGATGCCATCTTTAATTTAAACGCACGCCAGTTTCTTAACTACGTTCAATATTACTCGGACAAGAAAGAGGTCGAGGCAATGAAAAGCCAATAAAAGCAAGTCCATACATTTACTTGTAATGGACAAGCTGTTTCAAATAGAATCTATTCAAGGTACTGACTTTGTCGGTCTTGATGTAGCGCAGCTTACTGGCGTTAAAAAAGTGCTGGCAGAGTTTGCCAAAAAGGTCGTTGAGGATTCTAAGGGCAACCTAATCAGGGGCAACCATATTGCATCGGATAGCCTTAATGCTTCAATCGTACCGCTACCCGTCAAAGAAGTAGGCGGTGGCTACATGGTCGAAATTCAAATGAACGACTATTGGAAGTTTGTCAATGAGGGCGTAAGGGGAGCAAAGAGCGGAGCAAAGGCGCAAGGCAGTCCATTCCAATACAAGACTAAAATGCCACCTCGTCAAGCTATCGAGGAGTGGATAACAAACAAGGGGATTAACCCAGGTGGAACGAGAGGCGATAGGTTGGAAGCAAGGGCATCCCTCGCAGGTGTTATTCAAAGGCGTATTTATAACTTTGGCACACCCCGAACCCTTTTCTTAGACAAGGCACTACCCGAATCACTTATGAAAGCACTAACCGAAGATGTAGCCGAAGCCTTCGGCAAGTCCATTTCTATCTCTATAAAAATATGAGCATATCTATTATCTCACAGCCGAACGTTACTCTAAGCGCAGACAACGCTTTGTTCGTTGTTTCAGGCAGTAACTTTGCCAGCGGTAACTACCGATACGTTGCAGATGTAAGCGGAACGACTTTACTAAGCCGACTGAAGTGCGACAAGCTACCGAACAACCAAGGCTTTTTTAACGTGGCGAGGGTTATCGAAACGCTTGTGCCTATCACAAAGCCTGCGGTTACTTTCTTTCAAGATCCGTTAATTGCCAGCACATATCGGGTAGGTTTTAGAGAGGAGTTTGGCACGCCACCAGTAGTAGCCAGCGGTGTAACCACGGCAAGCGGTATAGTATTCCAAGGCTATAAACGCCAATGGGAAGATTTCGTTTCCAGCGGTTATTACACATCAGGCAGCACGGCTAAGATACT